AACCTGTCATTCTCTGAATGTAATGCATAACCAAAGGGTATCTTCTTAGTAACCCTGACTATTACATGCCACTCTTTTTCATGGTTCTTAGGAGGGCGAGGTAGCTGCCAGAATCCTAAGTCTCTCTCTAGTACTATTCGTTTGAGCCTTCTTTTGGGGGCAGATAGAAAATACCTCCACCAGATGTTACGTCTACTTTGTCTACCTTACCAAGTCCTGCACGATCAAGCAAGTCCTTTGCTGCTACCATCTTCTCTTTAATGCCTAGCTCTGTTGGGTCATACAAAGCACCCACCATAGCCATAGCAGCTTTAGGGGCGGTACGTGCAAAGTATGTACGTGTCTTCTCACCAATCTCATCTTTCAGAGATTCAACTATAGCAGATGTACTTGATGCAGCGTCATAGCCTGCTAACTTCTTAGCTGCTACAGCATCTCCACCAGCTTCATCAAAGAGTACCTCTAAGAAACGCTGTTGTTTATCAGTTAAAGCTCTAGCCATATTTGATCCTTACCACTTACCTTGTTTTAGTCCTGTGAAGTATAACACAACTATCAGTAAACCTACACCTGCAGCTAAACAAAAAGCAACTATCACACCATTTATACAGTTATCTATAAATTCTTGTTTCTTGTAGGCTTCTTCCTTACGGATGCGCCTCATACTTGCCTCAATACTTAGCACCTCTTCCCAAGCAGATGGCCCATAAGTCCATGATATATGGTCTTTTATTTCCTTACGCATCTGCTCCATCTTCTTTTTCTGAGCAAATATCTCAATAGCGTTTGAACTATTGTCACTCATAAACTTGTAGAAGGGAGGGTTCTTAGATTTATCCTCTGCGTACTGGAAGTCACTGAAAGCACTTCCCCATTTAGCTAAAGTTCCACTCATCTCTTGGATATCTTTTCCAGCACTAATACCTTGTTTTAAGATATTAAAAGCTGAAGTTGCGAGGCCAACAGCTGTAATAGGATCTATCATTTTACCTTGCCATATCTCTATGGTCACGATTTATGTAGCGTAGCTCACTCTCCATAACGGCTATACGTTGTTTTAGCTTATTAATCTCACCAATAGCTGAAGTCATAGATGCAAGTTCATCCCATAATTCTTCTATGTCACCCCATACATATTGTATTTCTACACCATTGCCTTCAACATCACGCTTAAGATTAATATTATCTTCAATAGCCATACGTGAGCCTAGCTGACTAACTGTCTCTTCTAGGTTGGAGATAGTAGATGCCTGTTGAGACACCCACCATACACCACCTGCAAGTTGAACAGCCATAGCAGCTACAAGAGCTATGGGTAGTTTTACATTTTCCACAGTAGCTCTCCTACCTACTTGAAACTTTCTGATACAACATTGCGTATATCCCCACGTGCTATACCAATATCATGCAACTCTTTGTCTGACATGTTGGTTAAAATCCAGTAATCAGCACGAGCTTGTTGTGCTTTTTGTAAGCTTTTCAAGAAGTCTGTGCATGTTTTAATAATAAGTGCGATCATTGTAGTGTTTCCTATGTTAAGCCCAGCGCCATTGCTAGGGACGTACATAGTTATACACATATGTCAGACAGTTACCTCTACTAAGTTTGCATACCCGCTATTCGTTATACACTTGAGAAGGTCTCTGTTACGGTTAAGATAGTATCAACATGGCCTACTGCAGAAGGTGTAACTTGTATCTTATCACCAGAAGCTAGAACAATCTCAATGTCTGAGAAGGTTATGTACTCACCAGCACCTAAGTTTTTACCAATAAGAAAGTGGGATGTATAATTACTTGCTGCAACAAACCACTCAATCTCGATATTAACATTACCTGTAGTATTAATAACGTGAAGGTAGCTAATCTCAGCCGTACAGTTAGGAGGGCATTCATATACATCCTCAGTAGTAGTACCTGAGTTATGCCCATAAACGGAGCGCCTACGAGCGGGTCTACCTGGATGGTTTAGCGTGACTGTCATTACTCATCAACCCACGCTTCATTCTCTGGCGTGTTAGGGTCATCCTTTACAAAGTGGCCTTTAGCTGTACGAGCACGTTTCTTACCCTTAGGTGCTTTAGACTTTTTAGGCTTAACAGAAGCAATGTCAGCTTCCTCACATATATAATTAACATTAGGGTCTTTACTCTGTACATTGCCATAGTTGTCTTCACCAGCAGACTGATTACCTACAGAGTCCCACACGTATCCATGTTCATCTACACGGTAGCCTTTGGCTTCTAGAGCATCTTTGTATTTGTGGTAGTACTTCATTACTTACCCTTTTTTATAGCACGTGCTGGTTTTACATCTGCACCACAGGCTAGGCCACCGTGTTTGTAACCCATCTTCTTAGTCATGCCACCCTTCATGTAACCCATCTTCTTAGCTACTTCTGGCGCTTCCTTCTTGAGAGCTTTCATACCTTTATTCATCATACCACCTTTGTTCATATTTTCATGATAACCTGTCCCACCACAGTGAGAACAACCTTTACCCTTACATTTAGGACATACCTTCTTCATGATCGTTTTCTCCCTGATGCTGTCGTAGACCACTTAACTTGCTTTGGGCCTGTCTTCTTTGCTGCTTCTTTCTTGCTAATCTTAGAGGCTACTGCCTTTGGTCTACAAGCTGGGTAGGATCTACCGTCACCCTTTTGCCTACCACACTCTTTACCTGTCTTAACGTCTGTCCACTCTTCACCAAACCACTTACCTAGACCACCCTTAGAATAACCACGAGTGCTAAGAAGTACGTGTTGACTACGTGACCTTGTTTTTCTTACTGCCACTGTACTTACCTCCACGTGCCTTGTATGTCTTGGTGAGCCAAGCAGACGCATAAGCGCTGGGCCATACGTCAAACTTTTTCTTAGCTTCTGCCTTAACACGGTTATACAACTTCGTGTTAGTTGGTTTAGGTGCTGCCATTACCACTTTACCTTATCTGCCCAGTAAGCTGCGCTCATCTTACCTTTTTTAATATTCTTACCATGCCTAGCTTTAAAGCTTGCACGTTTCTTCTTCATGCGATCAGATTCACCCGCTTTAGGCTTACCTGCTGTGGATGCTCCCTGTTCACCAAAGCGGATGAGCTTAATGGTGTCACCTTCCTTGGCAAGTACAGCATGGGACTTAGTGGGATGCTTTGGTGTACGCTTGGGTTTATTGTAACCTTCAAACTTCTCACCTCTATACTCTACGGCCATACTTATTTCTTTCCAGCATTCTTGTTACGAGGGAAACTTCTATTTGAGCTTGGAGTCCGTACACGTAAGTTAGAACTAGCATTGTTACGAGGGTTACCATCCTTATGGTCAACATCCTTACCATCACCCTTACGTACCTTACCCTGCTTCTCTAGCTTACGCCTAGCAGCCTTACGTGCAGCATTCTTCTTTAACTCAGCAGGTGTACTCTGTAGCTGGCGTTCTCGCTTGTAATTACGTGTGGTCATCTGCATATGCTCTCTTACGTTCTGGATCTAGTACATCATTTCTATTTAACATACCCTCTAAGTACATAGCTCTCTCTATGTGATCCAGGGTGTACCTAACACCAGTGTCAGCCTCCACAGCAGCACGTACATAAAACACTTCGCTTCTAGGTATGTGAATACGGCTTATCCTGTTGGAACTACCGTCTGCTAATGCAGAGTAAAACTCTTCTAGTACGTTATCATCTGCGTATAGTTTTATTCGTTTATGTTTCATTGTCAACACTTTTATTATAAAAAAGGTACGTGTCGCAAACTACATGTGAGGAGGGAGGAGACATGAGGAGAGTGTACATATATGTTTATGACACGTACCAGTAGTGTAACACTTATATGTTTATACAAGTTTATGTGTGTTACTTAAAGATAGTATACAAACTATAAAAGAGTGTGTCAACACTATAGTTAAACTTTCTATGTTTAACTCTACCTATGTCCAGTATCCTATTTGTTACATATTATATATAGTTAAACTATTTGTTATTTATTACTTGTATTAAGTTAAACTAAGAATGTTAAACTCTGTCTGCTCCTGCTCCGCAGTTATACTTATAAAAACATACGTGTCAATCCATAAAATGCAGTGATTATCAATAATGTTACATAATATTACACTCTGTAACAACTTGTGATAATAATAACACACAAATGTGTATCTCTCTGTGTACACCCAGGGCGTATAGGCCGTTTCAAAATTCACTTCTGTGTGCTTGTACATATACGTATACCCCATACCCCCGGCTGGACCTCGCACACCCTCGTTTTTATGTCATAGTAGAGCGTCTTCTAGGGTTTTAGCGTGTAA